AAATACTGGCGCTTTTACGAGCAGGCACATCAAAGCGTGTGTTGCTCAACGGGTAGTTGACACCAGTGTCCTTGGCCCATACCTCAAATTCAGCGACTGTATTGCTGCGGTTTGTTACCTGCAAGGTAAATGTCACCAGGTACTGGCCAGCACAAGGAACTTTGATCCGTGAGCCGCTTTCCACGGTGATACCGTTGGAGAACGCAGGAGCAAACGTAAGCAGGTTCTCACCCGTGATGCTGGCGTTTGTTTGGTCCTGGTCCGAGATCATCATTGCCTGGGGCAAGATGATGCCGTTGCTGTTCTGAAACCCACGGATACCACCAGCAAACCCGCCTCCCGCTCCGCTGCCCATGCCCATCCACGTAGCAGCCGCCGCAGTGTCCTGACTGGTAACCGGCGTGTACGTGTTGTTAAGCTGCAGAATAATCTGCTCAAGCGAGCGCACCAGCTGGTTGAACTGCGCCGGGTCGTAGTCCGTCTGATTCGCGTTGGGCAGGCGGACGTTGGTGATCTTGCTCATCGAATGCCGTCCGGTTGAATATCAACGCGCATCGTGCCAAAGCGCCAGTTGCCATTCAAGTCGCTGCTTTCAATCCGCAACTGAATCTGGCGGCCGCGTGCGCGAGTGTCCACTTTATCCGTGGTGGGCGTGATGGTGTAGGGGTCCAAAGAGCTTGGCGTGGCGCTGGTCTGTGGGTACAAGCGCAAGAGCAGCCGCACCGCCAGATTGCCGACTTGATTTTTGAAGTCTGGGATAAAGCGCTTCATGAACAGCACCTGGTCCCCGTCGCCAATGTCAAAGTAACCTGAGTAGATGTGGGCCTCAATCGGCAGGCCATCATCATTTACCCCGGTCTCCTGGTTGTACAAGATGGACCTTCCGGCGGTTAGGCCAACAATGGGGGTAAGGCTCGACTGCACTGACTCCGGATCGTACTTTGTGGCCAAAGGTAACGGGAATGACCCAGTGTCCCGCCACGCAGTGCGAGCCAGGGTGCCGATGGACCAGACATTTTCCAAGTAGTTGTACGTTACCGACCGATTGACATACGAGCTGTCGGCGGTGGGGTAGAACCACGTGACCTCGTTGAACTGGGTATTGATGGCCACGTTGACAGAAAATCCTTGGGCGGTGTTGATGTTGTCGTACACGTAGTCCTGCACGGAGGACGGAATTTTTTTCACCGTACCGTCAAAAACAAAGAACGCGTCCTTGCTCATCCAATACGCCACACCGTTGACGTCAGCACAAGCATGCGGACCAATAATTCCGCAGTTGGCCCCCAGCTGCTGGAAACCGAAGGTGTACGGAGGCCCAATAAATTGCTGGCCATGCAGCGCGGTATCCGTCCAGATCAAAATCTGTCCTCGCGACCGCAGTGCGGAGATGATCTCGTTACCGTCCGTGAGCCGTTGTCCGCCGGCCGTGTTGGTGGCGGTGGCAACAAAGTCACCAATGTTCTCTTGGCTTGAAAAGCGCACAAACATCGGGTCTTGACTGGTCGGGTCACCAAGCACGGATTCCGTGCCAAAGCACACCAGGTGTCGGTCGGGCGTGGAGATCAACGCAAACGTGCTTCTTGTTGGCGCTCCAGCAAGAACAGTGGCCCGTGTTGAAAGGCCCGAGGCTGGGGACCACTGGAATACCTGCCCGTTCACCAGCTGCATGATCAGGTCTTGGCCGTAGTTGTCAAACTGCCAGACACGGGAGCTTAGGGCAAGGCCGAGAACAGTGGGAGGGCGAGGTGTGTTCCAGGAAAAAGAGTTCCATGCACCCGTGTTCCAGCCATAGTCAAAGAAGCTGACGTCACTTCCCACGCTGATTTGATACACCCCGTTGGCCGTGCCAGCGGTAGAGGCGGTGGACGTGGCAGCGGTGGGAGACAGGATTGTGTACTGGCTTCCGCTCAAGACCTGTTGGATTTCAAACTCGTTTGTTAGGGTGGCATTAAGGATGCCCCCAGGGTTCCCGGTAACCGTGTTGAAAGTGACAAAGTCCCCGACCACTGCACCATGACTGGCATCGTTAACCGTGACTATGGCGGAGCCGTTAGTAGTGTTAAAGGTAACTGCGTCAGTTGCCCGGATGGGGGTGATGTCAGCCCAATCACCGCCATAAAAAACATAGACTTTTCGGTTGGTGCCAAGAACCATGTATGGTGTTCCGTCCAACGCATTCCAGGTAAAAACCTCGGAAACGGCCCCTACAAAGTAGATTTGCGGGGTGTTAAACGATTCCCAGCCGCCTATCTTTTCTGGCAGGCCATAGCGGAATCGGACAAAGTCGCAGTCTACCCATCCGCCTTCCGCACCGTATTCGGTGTTCTGTTTGTCAATGCCAGGCTTGAGGAACAGTCGCAGGAGGGCCATTTTTACCCCTTTGCGGCACGCATGTTATCAACCAAGTTTGGGTATGGACGACCTGCTTTTTTGGCGGCGGCCTTTGCAGAGGCCTTCTTTGCGGGGGTCAAAGCCTTGGGCTTTCCAATGCTTTTAGGGCGCTTTTTGTCCCAGATCGGCGTGGCTTTCATGTGTGACTCCAATTACTAAGCTGTTAAGACGTTGAGGGCGGTGTTAATGTGCGCAACCCTGTCTGCAAGCCCGATTGTCCCACCGTTAATCTTCTTTGTCATCCCGGTGAAGTCCTTAGCATCGGCCTCCTTGTTTAAGCCGCGCTTGTTCCAGTACCACGCAGCCGTCAGGGCTGCGTTTTCTTTGGTCAGAACCAAATCAGGATTGGCCACAAAGTCCACTCCCAAGGCATCAGAGGCGAGGCGGTAGTTGTCCTTGCCGGTCAACTGGATCAGCCCCCGGCCACGGTACTTCCAGCCATCTCCCTCGTCCGTGTTGCCCATCCGGCCAGAGTAAACCTTGTTGGCAATCTTCTCGGGGTTGCGGTGGAACGGCTGCGCAGCCTCCTCAGACGGGAAGCGGCTTGGCCAAGTGGCGTGCAAACCCTTTGCGCTGTAGTTCAGGTTCTCTTGCAGGGTCTTGAAATTGCCAGACTCATGGGCGCACTGGCCGATAAATGCCGCTTGGCGCTCGGGGGTGCCGATGTCAAACCGATGGAATGCCGCCGTCAATGGCTCCAGCCAAGACGGGTCGATGTGCATTTCCTTGAGTTGGTCTTCGGTCATTTTTTGCCCCGCATGTCTGCAAGTTTCTCAACTGTGCGGCCACCGAAGTAGGCCAAGAAAATGATCTGCCCCCACTGGCCCAGCAGTTGCACGTAGGATTCCTGTGCGTTGTACCCGTAGGCAGACATCATGGTGAACACGAAATAGGCCACGAAGATGGCAATCAGCGCCATAGGCCGGATGTTCTTGGACAGCCACGAGTCGCTACCCATGTCGGACCGCCAGCGCTCGGTGATGGATGTCTGCTCGATCTCAAACAGCTTGGTGTCGTTGGCCATTTTGGCCAGCTCACCGTCTTGCGCCATCTTGGCCAGATCAAGTTGCGCCTTGGCTTTGGCCTCTGGGTCTGGGATAAGCTTGTCAATGAGCTTGCCACCCACCTCAAGAAGTGCTGTCAATGGAAACATCGCTTACCCTTTCAATTCAAAACTGAGGTTGGTGTGGCGGGGATACTGCACCACGCGCTCTCCCTCGGGACACTTGTATTTGATGGTTGCCAGCAGAGTTGCCTTGCCACTGGCGATTTTCTCTTTTCTCACCATGGTGAGCTGATAGGTGAAGGTGTCGATTTCTGGCCCCGCAGGTCCGCTAAATTTACTGGCAGTGGTTGTGGCCTCATGCACCATACCCGCCGCATCCCGGATGCTTGGGGTAAAGCTCTCAACAGAGCAGTCGTCGCGCTTTTTGATCCGCGCAACCGTCACGTTGATGGGCTGTCCAGCCTCCGCTACGATTTTGAAATTCTCGGGTGACCACTCGATGATCGCCCGGTCAAACACACCAAACTTGTCGGCCAGCGTGTAACTGCCACCTAGCGCAGCAACGCTTGCGGCAACGGCTCCAATGGCTTTGGTGAGGTCAACCATAAAAACTCCAAATAAAAACGCGGGCGCACCACAGGGACAGCCCAACAAGAAAGGCCGCTGCACAGAATGCTACGGCCCAGTCTTTCATGGCACCGCAGGGGTGGTTGTTGTTGTTGTGGTGTTGGTGCTGGTCACCACAGTTGGAGTAGCCGTATTGTCAGTAATGCCGCCACCAGCAAGGCGACCACTGTTGCCAGAGTTTGACCCACTGTTTGCTCCAATCGAGTAAGTGCCTGCGCCGATCACACCATTGCCGCCAATCGTTGTCACGTTAGCTGCTGGCGCTTGAATCTGCGAGGCGATGCCCACAAACGCTGCGTTGGTGCTGACACCCAGAGCTGTTGCATTGTCAGACTGGCGCATGCCCAGCGTGGTCTGCTTGTTCACGGTATACACCTGCCCGATGGTTGGCAGCAACAAGCCTGTCCATTGCATGGCGTAGTCGGCCCATGACTTGGGGGCGTTGATCTGCGCGTTCTGCTGACCACCACCCATTTGCAGGGACATGACCGCAGCGACCTTGGCCGTGGTGTCGCCCTGCCGGGCAATGTCGGCAAGAGCTTGGAACCGTGCCGTCTGGGCCGCTGCTTGCGCTTTGTGGGCGTCAGCATAGGCCTGGTACTCGGCAGTGGCGCAGCCTGTCAAGGACAGGGCGCAGACGGCCATAGCAAGTAGTCTCATGGTTGCTCCTTTACGTAAGTCATAGCGTCTGGTCGGCTATTGTTAAAGTATTAGCTGCGCTCGCCGCAGTTGGAGTCACTACTCCCTCGGTATGCTGGATATTAGACGGACTGTAACTAGAGACAAGAAGTCCCCCTGAAGAGGCGGTTACGGTCGATGCCGAGTATGTATATGTCCTGCTGTCGATGACAACGGAGTTCCCAGCGCCTGCCCCACTTCCAGGGACTTTTAAGATCAGTACTCTGTCCGACAATCCGGACGACACTTGAGACAGGGTTACGTACACGTTATCAAGGGAGTCCACTGCAATTGACTTCGCAGTAATAGTTGCTGCTGGGCAAGCTAGTTTTCGCTGCCACACAAGGGTTCCGCTGGTGTCAGCGCTGTACTTGGCAATGAGCAGTTCTTCCCTTAGGCCGTCGGAACTTACCAATCTAGCGCAGGTATAAACATACGTGTTACCTGGGCTCATAGCCGCAGCGACAGCGTAAATGCTGGTAGTAGAGCTAAGTTGCCGCTGATATGGAAAGCCGGTAGCGTTGGTGTGCCTTAGCAGTACTTGACTTGATCTGCTTCCGGCGCTTAACGTGGCATATGTATTGACCAGGAAATAGCTCACCGTATCTGCTTCTCCACGAAGCACATATGCTCCCTCTTGGCGGCCCGATCCCCCCGCATCTCGCTGGGTTGTTGCTCCTATTGTTGCCCCTGTTGATCGATCAAGGATAAGGAAAGCCGAGTCGACATTGCCGGGTGCGTCGGATGTTGCAGCTACATTAAAGTAGTCGACATTGTTTATTGAGACACTGCTCGCGGATTCAAACGGTGTGCCAGTGTCCCCAATGGTGCGTCGAAGCTGAACAGTGCCGGAGGAGTTGAACTTGACCACATATATGTCAGTGCGGCTTGTGGCAAAAAACCTTGCGGCACCCGCGCAATAAATATTGTCGCTGGAGTCTATAGTAAGCCCAAAAAAGTCCGAGTTATTGTTTATCCGAGTCTGCCATTGAACAACGCCGCTGTTGTTGAATTTCACAACGTATCCAGTGTTAAAACTGCTGGAAGTAATAAGCTTAGACCCGGCTATTACAGGGTTGCCGGCAGAGTCAATCGCAATTCCAGAAGCACCTTGAAAGTCTGTCCCATCCGTAAGCGCAGTTTGCCAGGTAATGCTGTCCAGTGTAAGTGGGATACCCAGTGCCGTAAGCTGCTGGAATCCCGACGCAGAGGTTTGCACAGACGCGTTTAACTGGTCGTTTCTTATGGCCATGTTTGGGGCTGAAACGGCATTGCCGTTGGGATTGCTGATGACCGCTAATAGCCCCACCGGGGAAGCGGCGCTTCCAAAACTGGCAAGAACAAGATTAAAAATCCCGCTCATGACAGGTTTCCCGACACTATTGCACGTGAGGCGGAAATAAAGAAGACAGTGGCCAACCCCCGCGTCAAAATGCCAAAAGAACCAATGTCATCGTTCGTCCCTGCTTTGTAAACGTCCGTAACAGCAGAACAGGTGCAGGTGATGGTTGCACTCGTGTTGTTGACAATGCTGATGACATCTCCCGCTGCAAATACGGTACCTGGAACCACGACAGTGCCCCCTGTCTGCAGTTCAATAAATTTGCCCACATCCGATAGCACCAACGTGTAGCTAGATGTTTTGTTGCTCCCAGATTGAGGGATATTTCGATAGCCTACGCTGGCCGTTCCGTCTACAGTGCAGTTGGTCAATGTCCCACTGGCAGGTGTGCCCAAAGCCGGTGTCACAAGAGTGGGACTGGTTGCAAAAACAGCCGCGCCACTGCCCGTCTCGTCTGTCAGCGCCCCGGCCAAATTAGCGGAGGTAAACGACCCCAAAGAAGTGGCATTCCCCGTTGACGTGACCGCCCCCGTGAGGTTGGCGTTGGTCGTCACGCTGCCTGCTGTCAGGCCTGCCGCCGTGCCGGTGATGTTAGTGCCCACAAGCGCCGAAGGCGTTCCAAGGGCGGGCGTAACGAGGGTAGGGCTGTTTGCAAAAACAGCCGCGCCACTGCCCGTCTCGTCCGTCAAAGCTCCGGCCAGGTTGGCAGAAGTGAACGATCCCAAAGAGGTGGTCGTTCCTACCGAAGTCACTGCGCCCGTAAGGTTGCCCACCCCAACGGCGCTAACAGTTTGATTTGGCCAAGTGCCTGTGATTGTGACGTTGGTCCCCTGCACCAAGGAAGGGGTGGCAGTGCCTGTCCCGCCGTTGGCAACTGGCAACAATCCCGTCACGCCCGTTGACAAGGGCAGGCCCGTGGCATTGGTCAGCGTTCCGCTGGAAGGGGTGCCTAAAGCCGGTGTAACCAGCGTCGGGCTGTTAGACAGCACGTTACTGCCCGTGCCTGTCGAAGTCGTAGCCCCTGTTCCGCCACTCGTAACAGGCAGTGCCGCACCAAGGGTCAAGGCACTGAAATGCGTGACAGCATCAATTACGTTCACCCCGTTCACATACAGGTGCATCTTTGCGCCATTGGGAATGGTGATGCCCGTCCCTGCGGACGTTTTTACGGTAATGCTTTGGCCGCCAGACGTGTTGTTGTGGACCAGATACTGCTTTTCGATCGTCGGGACGACCAGTTCGCGGGTCGCGGTCAAATTGCCCACAGATGTTGCATTGAGGACCAAGGCTCGCGCTGTCTGCAAAGCGGGCCCCAGCAGGTCCGTCAAATCAATAGTCAGGTTGGTGTCCGTCAAAAACACAGGGTTGCCCAGGCCAGTGATAGCCTGTTCAATGGCCGTGCCAATGTTGGTGTTGGTCGTGTCGCCCCAAGTGTTCGACTGCTCGCCGCTGCCGATCAGCTCAAACTTAAGGTCTGAAAAGGTACTTGCCATGATTAAACCCCTATTTGAGTGGTTATTTCGATCCAGGTGGTTGAATCCTCATCCCACCGGTACGACCTGTCGTCCCCAGGCAATGGTACAGGTGCAACCCACAAGCAGGTTTGCTCATCTAGTACCCAGCTCTGGTAAGGTTTTGGGGGAATAAAGGCATCACGAGATGCATCGTAGGTATAACCAATACCTGCAAAATTTTTACGAAACTGGCGGCTATAACTGGCTTGAACCCAGGTGCCTCCCAGCAGGTTACGACAAAATTCTTGACCTATGGACTCCTGTTCAACTCCGTTTTCGTCCAACAACTCGATGTTGTTCACAACAATAACTTGTTGCACGGTGTTGTCTAGCCCTATTTCTGCAAAATGTGCCATGGCCTTCCTTAAAATGTTATTGAACCGGAGCCGGTAAATTTATAAATCCTGAATCCACCGACCACTGTAATTGTTGGACTGCCCGTTGTAGCGGTCGCGGCTCTAAATGCCGAAGAGTAGCTAATAATCACAATACCCGAACCACCGGTGCCACCGCCCAATTGATTTACGCCGTTGGGGCCGGTGGTACCTGCACCTCCGCCGCCACCTCCTGTATTTACGGTGCCACTAGCGCCAGCAGTAGGTGTCCCGCTCCTTGTCCCACCATCGCCACCGCCACCAGCTCCTCCTGGACCCCCTACAGCGTTCCAAGTCCCACCTCCTCCGCCCCCCGCATATGTCACGGCGGACCCGGAGATACTTGATGTAGTACCCGTCCCGCCGGCTCCCGCCAAAGCTTGGGAGGCGTTCCCTCCAACAGATGAGGCCCCTCCTCCTCCTCCGGCATTGTAATTGGGTCCACTAGAATCAGTGCCCCCGTTGTTCCCTTGGCCCACTATGCCTGAACCTGGCCCATAGCCTGGGAATGCACCTCCCCCTCCGGAACCGCCATTTTGGCCGGCGAGTCCGGTATTGGTAAGGTTTCCTCCACGACCTCCCCCCGTAGAGGTTATACTACTAAAAACAGAATTACTCCCGTTTGCATAAGCATTATTAGTGCCGGCCGGCTGACCAATGCCTCCCCCGCCTACTGTTACTGTAATAGCCGTGCCGGCGGAGACCGCAAACCCTGATGCAGTAAGTAATCCCCCAGCACCACCGCCACCACCCTCCCAGCCACCGCCACCGCCGCCCCCTGCCACAACAAGATATTCAACTGTTGAGGGCGCAGGGAGTACAACTAGCGGCCAATTATTCGCCTGTTCTAATTGAATTTGCTTGCTAATACCCCAGACCGCACTAGTGGCAGATGAAGTCGAGGCGGGTGGAGTGGCAGAAATCGAACCGCCTTTGTATCTTTTAACCATTAACTTATGACCTCATGAGTACAGAAGCAACAAACAAGGGGAAAGACGTGCTTGCCATGATTAAACTCTTATTTTAAAATGTTATTGAACCGGAGCCGGTAAATTTATAAACCCTGAATCCACCGACCACTGTAATTGTTGGACTGCCCGTTGTAGCGGTCGCGGCTCTAAATGCCGAAGAGTAGCTAATAATCACAATACCCGAACCACCTGCGCCACCGCCTTTGTGGTTAACTCCGGTATTGCCGGAGGTGCCCGCACCCCCGCCACCACCTCCTGTATTCACAGTGCCACTAGTGCCCATACTATTTGTCCCGCCGGCCCCACCGCCGCCGGCCCCTCCTGCCCCTCCAACCGGGCTGCTGATGTTACCTGCACTACCCCCGCCGCCTCCAGCATACGTTACGGAACTCCCAGAAATACTTGATGCAGTGCCGGCTCCGCCGACCCCACAAACAGTGCCGGTTCCAATACCTCCAACGGCGGAGGCTCCACCGCCCCCTCCAGCGCCATAGTTAGGTGCAGTAGTGCCAATGCCCCCGTTGTTACCTTGGCCGACTGTCCCTGTTCCACCGCCGGCGGAGGCTCCGGAGTTGTATGAACCCCCTCCTCCCGAACCTCCATTTTGACCCTTTAATCCGGCATTGGTAAAGTTTCCTCCACGACCTCCACCCGTAGAGGTTATACTACTAAAAACGGAATTACTTCCGTTTGTGTAAGCATTATCAGTGCCGGCCGGCTGACCAATGCCTCCGCCGCCCACAGTTACTGTAATAGCGGTGCCGGAGGAAACTGCAAACCCTGATGCAGTTCTAAATCCCCCAGCGCCACCACCCCCGCCCTGCCAACCACCACCCCCACCACCCCCTGCCACAACAAGATATTCAACTGTTGAGGGTGCAGGGAGTACAACCAGCGGCCAATTATTCGCCTGTTGTAATTGAATTTGATCGCTAGTACCCCAAACCGCACTAGTGGCAGTTGAAGTCGAGGCGGGTGGAGTGGCAGAAATTAAACTGCCATCGTATCTCTTGACCATTAGCTTATGTCCTCGTAGCTGCAAGTCACGACTAAGGTTGTTGATGTTGATGCAGTTGCACCTAGACTTTGATTTTCTTCTAAGTAATACTGGCTTGTTTTATCAATAATGTTTAAAGTAGTGTTGGCAGGCACTGATATAGTACTTGCAATTGCAAAACTTGTTCCTGCTAAACTAGCGGCATTATTCCAGACCAGTGTTACGGAAACTGTATTAAGGGAAGTGTTGGCTACGTTAACAGTATTAATTTTCAAGCATTTTCCACTGCTGGCTGCATTGCTCAACACGGAAGTTGCAGAGGTTGTTGTTAGACTCACCGCTGTTGTCTTTCCGTAGATTGCCGTTGCTGCGATTAAATTTGGTGCTGCCATATCAAACTCCGAAAATTGTTATTAATCCGTATACCGTCGCTGCCGATACGCCGCCACCGCCACCGCCTGTTGAAGCAATAGTCTGATTTGGCCATGTGCCGGTAACCGTGACATTGGTGCCAGCGACAAGACTTGGTGTAGTGGTGCCCGTCCCGCCACTTGTAATAGGAAGCGCCGCAGCAAGGGTAAGGGCGCTGAAGCGCGAAACGGCGTCTACTACGTTCACCCCGTCCACGTACAGGTGCATCTTGCTTCCGTTAAGGACCGTGATGCCCGTCCCTGCGGTTGTTTTCACAACAATGCTTTGTCCGCCCGACGTGTTGTTTTGGACGATGTACTGTTTTTCAATCGTTGGAACCACCAGGCTGCGGGTCGCGGAAAGACTTCCCGTAGACGTGGCGTTTAGGACCAAGGCCCTTGCCGTCTGCAGGGCAACCGTGTCCGTAAGGGAGATCGTCAGGTCTGCATCTGTTGTAAAAACAGGATTTCCAAGACCTGTGATTGCCTGTTCAATGGCCGTGCCGATATTGTCATTGGTAGTCTGGCCCCAGTTGCCTGCCTGATCCCCAGTGCCAATAAGCTCAAACTTAAGGTCTGAAAAGGTACTTGCCATAATTATTCCTCATGTAGAAACTGCAGTCCATGTAACGGTATTCTCGTCGCTAACGGGCTGCCATGCAATAGTGTTGCTGTCGTTAACAACTCCCCAAACAAGGACGTTTGAAATTCTCCCTATCGCCTGCACCCCGGTTACAAGCACCGTCACATCTACAAAAACAATGGCCCCTACGATGCCTGCTGCTTGCACCCCCGTAACAGAAACAGATGCCGTGCCCTGTGTTGTTACCTGGCCGACAGATGCCGTGCCCGCTACCCCTGCGACAGTTGCTACTGCTGCCGCATTTACCGCGACTTGGCCAACGGACGCCGTGCCCGTCACCCCTGTAACAGAAACATCGACGACCTCTCCTACTGCTACTTGGCCGAGGAAAGTCACGCCTGTCACCCCTATGGGAGTTACAGATGCCGTGCCCTGCATTGTCACTTGGCCGGCGGAAGCAACCCCTTGCACTCCCGTAACAGCGACAGATACGGAGGTTGAAACGTCCACCACAACTTGGCCGACGGAAGCAACCCCCTGCACTCCCGTAACAGCAACGGATACGGAACTCGAGACATCCACTACAACTTGGCCGACGGAAGCAATCCCCTGCACTCCCGCAACAGCGACAGACGCAGTCCCCTCTATCGTTACCGGGCCGACAGACGCGGCACTGCTTACCCCCGTGACAGGAACGGATACGGAACCCGAGACATCCACCACAACTTGGCCGACGGAAGCAATCCCCTGCACTCCCGTAACAGCGACAGACGCAGTCCCTT